TTTATATCACAAAAAAAAGCCGTTCCCCCGGTAGAATGGAAACCAAGTCAACCTTTAGAGAATGATAACTACGAAAGATTCTGCCAAGAGTATAGTATCGACCTTAATGGTACACAAGCCGCAATACGTTGTGGATATTCACCTGTAGATGCAGGAAACACAGCTTATAATCTAAAAAAAATTCCCGAAATACAAAAAAGATTGCTTTATCTACAAAAACAACGAAGTAAGAAATGCTCGTTGACCGCCGTAAAGGTCATTAAAGCCATTGAAGCAATAGCATGCAACCCAAACATATCTGATTACATTCGACTGGATGCACTTAAAACATTGGGTAAGCATTTTTCACTATTCACTGATAAAATTGAAATCAACGAACGACCCAAGAGGATCATCATTGCAAATTCAGATGATGAAATAGTGGAAGAACTTGGTGATGAATAAAAAACCCCCAGTAATGATTGATACCAAAGAAGTTCTACGTATGGCACTTCACCCATACCAGATGAAAGCCTATAAATCAAAGAAACGTATAACTGCACTAATATCAGGTATCCAAGGTGGTAAGACACGGGTAGGTGGTTTATGGATGGCAAGGCAGATTGCTATTCATGACGCTCCACAGGTGAACTTTATCATTGCTGCCCCTACATTTAAACTAATGGAAAAATCAACGTTACCTTGGATGTTGCATCTACTTAAAGGTTGTGGAAAATTTGATAAAATAAAATACAAGTTTCATCTTAATGGTGGTGCAACAATTTGGTTTTGTTCTATGCTCGACGTACAGTCAGCAGAAGGTGCAACCAATGTACGTGGTATATGGATTGATGAAGCTGGTCTTATAACCTATCAAGCATGGATCAACTTATTAGCACGTAGTAGTTTTTTACAATGTCCGATATTCATCACTACTACACCATACAGTATGAACTGGTTATATCACGATGTATATAAGCCTTGGTGTGAAGGTGAACGACAAGACATAGAAATAGTACAGTTTAGAAGTTGTGATAACCCATATTTCCCAATGGAAGAATTTGAACTACAGAAGAAACTACTTGATCATAGGGTGTTTCAACGAAAATATGGTGGAACGTTTGAAAGAATGGGTGGATTAGTATATTTAGATTTTGATGAAAACAATTATAGTGAAGTATTTAAATTAGATAAAAATAGATATCATATTGTTGCTGGTGTCGATCTTGGATTTGAAAACCCATACGCTATATCCATTCGTGGTATAGGTTATGGATTAGGTAATAAATTTGATTATCAAATAGATGAATTTTGCCAATCATATTTAGGACCAGTTCAAAAGGTTAATATAGCGCTCAACTACAATAAAATATATGGTGTAGAAAAATGGATATTAGATTCTGCTGAACCTGATATGATAGAAATGTTCTCCGCAGCAGGAATGATAGTTGAAGGTGTGAAGAAAGGACCGGGATCAGTTAAATATGGTATCGAGCTTCATCAAGAATTAATCAAATCAAATAAATATAAAATCTTTAATCAAAAATGTCCTGAAACAATTAAAGAGTATGGGTTGTATCACTATAAAGAAGATGATGGTAAAAGTGAACGTAATCCAGATGAGAATCCTGTACCAATATTTGATCACTTAATGGATGCAAATAGATATGTTACAATGATGACAAAATCTTTCAGAAGTAATTGGGAAGAAGAAGTTCATGTTCCAATTGAAAAAACAAGACGTGATCATCTACTTGAATTAAATAGCAGAATAGATGAACCTGATTGGTATAATAATTAATTTTTTACATAATTAATTTTATATAGCTTTTATAATATATTAACCTATATAACCGCAAAGGAATAAATATGTTGTACGATTTTAAATGCAAGTGTGGAAATGTAGAAGAAATTTATATGCATAATACAAAGTACAGTGACGTTCAACATTGTAGTAAGTGCAATCAACTAATGACAAGACAGTTTGTACCTTTAAATTTAGGTAACATAAGTGTTGGTGAAGCTCATTATGATGTAGCACTTGATCGTGTAGTAAGAACTGAAAAAGATGTAAAAGAAGCCTTACATGTGATCAACTGTGAAACAGGTCATAGTTATACAAATGAACCTGTTGAAATTAAAAAACGTTCAACTAAACTTAAAATGACTAACAACGAACTTCATGAAGTATATAAAGCACTAGGAGATGATTAATGGCTGAAAAATATAAGCAGTCCTATTCTGAACACGAACAGGCAAATAAAGTTATTGATTCACCTACTGTTAAAACAAGTGAAACAGGTGATAAGAAAGAACAACAAGATATCAGGTTAGTAATGGGTTTATTGGAACAAGGTAAATCTGAAAAAAAATCCATTATGGCAGATTGGGATGAACGTTATAAATTCTACAACGATGAACAATGGCCTAAAGACAGACCTAAATCTAAGTCAAGCCCTGTTATAAATGTCATCAAAATGACAATTCAGTCTATGCTTCCAATACTAACCGATACAAGACCTGGATTCAACGTTCTACCTGAAGAACCTAATGATTTTAATTTTGCTGAATTGTTAGAAAAAACTACACAGTCATGGTGGGAAAAACGTGGAATGGATCACACTTTAATCGAAGTACTTACCGATGAATGTATTTATGATGCTGGTATCCTTAAAGTAATTTGGAATGAAGAACTTATGCAAGGTATTGGTGATATAGATTGTAAAGTTATTGACCCAAGGAATATCTTGGTTCCACATGATGCCAGAGATTTTGATAAACAGTGTAGTTGGGTAATCGAATTAATGGATAGAAGTGTTGGTGAACTTAAAAGAAAGTTCCCCGATAAAGCTGATATTATAAAAGCAGATAGTGATGAAAATACTGAAGGTGAAGTCAAGTCAGAAGGTATCAAAATACAATCACCTATTGATAAACATTCCAACTCTAATACAAATAACAAACATTCAACTGCTGAAAATGATCGTAAAATGTGTAAGGTTGCTGAATGTTGGATTGATGATGATGCTGTTGTTGAATTTGAAGAAGAAGACAACGAAGGCAATAAGAAAAAGAAATTCAAAAAAGAATATCCAAATGGTAAACTAATTATATTTTTGGTTAATCAGAAACGTGTATTAATCAGTACCGCTAATCCATACAAACATGGTGGAAAGCCATACATTAGGTTTGTAGATATGATCAACCCACGTAAATTCTGGGGTGATGGTGAAGTTCGACAATTAATGGGTATTCAAAAAGCTATTAATAAAACAATGGCAAACATTATTGATACAATGAATTTGATGAGCAACCACATTTGGTTGAATGAAAAAGATTCAGGTGTTGATTCTAATAAAATAAGAAATGGCATTGGAATGGTCTTAGAACCTAATGCTGGTAAATCAGGTGCAATTAGTAGATTGTCTGCACCACCTGTTCCTGAATACATATTAAATCTTTACAATCAACTTATGCAAGTAGCAGAAAAAATAAGTGGTTCATCTGAAATTACACAAGGTAGAAGGCCAAAAGGTGTTACTGCTGCAGCAGCCATAGAAACCATTCAAGAAGCAGCTAATACAAGGATAAGGTTGAAAGAACGTAACATGCAAGTTTCACTATCCCAGTTGGGAAGTATGGTCATTCAACTAATGATGCAATACTACACCACTCCACGTGTTACAAGATTAACTGGTAAAGATGGGTGGCCTGAATATTTTGAATTCTTTGTAGATAATGCTGATGAAGATAGAATACAGTCCAACACTCAACGTTATACATATAATGAAGAAAAGAATGGCTATGATAAGATTGGTGATTTTGAAGTAGGTTCACCAAGTAAAGGTATTTTTGACGTACAAGTCATTGCAGGTACAGCATTACCACATGAGAAAGCTCAACGTGTTAATATAGCTTTCAAACTATTTGAACAACAAGTTATAGATGCTGAAGAACTTCTTACACGTTTAGAATATCCAGATAAAGAAAAAATATTAAAGCGTATGGAAGAAAAGAAACAAGCTGAATTGCAACAAGCAATGGCAATGCAAGCTCAACAAGGACAAGTATAATGCCATTTAAATCTGAAAAGCAACGTGAATATATGTATAAGAATCTTCCTGATATTGCTAAACGTTGGGAAGAAGAAACAACAAAAGACAAGGTTCTACCAAAAAGGGTAGAATCTAAACCTAAACAAACTAAATCGTTAATTAATACACATGGTTTTTTTAAATAAGGGGTTAACATGTTAAATAACAAATCACCGGTACAAGAACAACCTATGGAAGAAGATACACAAGAAGCTGTTCCACAACAGAATCCTGTTATTGAAGCACTTCAAACACTTCAAACATTTATAGCTAGTAGAACGGAATCACAAGATCCTAATGCTACAAAAATGTTGGAGTCTTATAAAGGTTTGTTACAATCATTTGGTGCTGCAGGTGGTAATGAAGAGCAACAACCAAGTGCAATGAAGGAAAAACCTGCTGGTCCAACTCCAACTGGAAAACCTGTAGCAGAACCTTCACCCAGAATTCAACCAGTACGACAAAATAACGCAGAACATGGTGGGGCAAACGCTGTACCTGTAATGTAATATCCACTACCGCAAATTGGTGGAAGCAACGTTTTAATAAACGACTTCAAAGGAGTTAGCAAATGGCAGACTACGATTCTACAGATGATATTTTGAACGACCCACTTATGAAAGATGCTGATATGGGTGATGAACCTAATCGCATGTTAGAAGGTGATAGTGAACCTAAAAATGAAGTTGATGTAGATGAAAATGGTGATAACGTTCAACCTGAAGTTATTAATCCTAATCAACCTGCACCTGGACAAACCCAAGAAGAATTTGATGCTCAGAAATGGGAATTGAATTATAAGGGACAGAAACATTATCCAAGGGACAGACAGCATTTAGTTGATATGGCACAAAAGGGTATATCTTATGAACGTAGTATGGAGCAACTAAATGAAGAACGTAGAATGTTGCAAGAACAACAAACAAGTTTATCACAACTTTCCGAGTTAGATAAACGAATGAAAGAAAATCCAGACTTTGCAAATTATTTATTAAAACAAGTACAACAATACACGCAGAATCCTAACCTTCAACAAGATGATGACCAAGAAGATTACGTTCAAGATCCGAGATTGAACGAAGTTCAGCAAAAGTTGTCAGATATTGAGCAATGGAAGCAACAACAGGTACAAGAAAAGGCAGATCGGCAATTGGATGAAACTATCCAAAAGCTACGTGACAAATACCCCGACCAACCCTGGGATACTGATGAGGATGGCAACGGAACTTTGACACATCGTTTGTTGAAACACGCATACGATAATGGTCTAACTAATCTTGAAACTGCTTATCGTGATT